CCACTACTGGCTCCGCATCCGCTTCCTCTGTTTGTTTGCTGGTCAAGATTTCTTTAAGCAAATTGTCCAGTTTGATCTGTTCTGTTTCACTTAGTTCTAGTCCCACCATGTTCATGCGACACAACCAGCCTGTGGTCAGGCGAATGGCTGAATCTGGAATGCTTTTTAGTGTACGCACATCTGCTCGGCGATCATGCGATTCCAAATAGTTCACAATCATGTCACGGGCATCTTTTTTGCCGTAGAAATAGTTGTACCATGAGAATGCCTTGCTCATAGCACTGATACGATTGTCTGTGGGTTGCGTTTTCCACACAGGTTCCATGCCCATGGCATTGGTATCTGCACTACGTGGATTTAGCGGTTTAACTGGTTTCATGTGGGCTCCTTTTGGACTAATGCAGTAATTATAGCAGTTCAGGATTTATTGGTCAACCTGCCCATAAATACTACATTATGCCACGCCTAAGTTTATACCGCCCAAATCGAACCCGCGATTACCAGTTTTTGGACCGCACAATCTCCGAAATGTACACCGTTGGGGGTATGGACATTTTTGTCCACAAATATGCAGGCCCGCAAACTGGTGGTGAGGACTCGGCTCTTTCGGGCAACGGCGATGCTACCCAACCCATTTACGACACACTGGATCCACTGAACATCCAAGATTTGCTGTTGCTGGAAAACCGTGACAGAATTTATGATCAAGACGTTTACATCATGCGCGGTGTGTACACTCACCAAGATGTGGATTTTGATCTAACACAATTTGGCCTGTTCTTGAACAACGACACCTTGTTTATCACGTTCCACTACAATGACATGATTGACACGTTTGGGCGCAAACTCATGAACGGCGATGTGCTGGAAGTGCCCAACTTGAAAGATTACCATCCGCTGAATCAAGCCATTCCTCAGCCCTTGCCACGATATTATGTGGTACAAGATGCTGATTATGCCACAGAAGGCATGAGTCAAACATGGATGCCACACACATGGCGTGTGAAGGCCACGCCCATGACCAACAATCAGGAGTTCAAGGACATACTCAAGAAACCTGTGGTCAGCGAAAATATCTGGGACAACGGCAATTTCTATCCCACTGGCTGGGTCACCAATTACGGTGATGTTTATTATCAGGCTCGACAAAACGTTCCAGCTGGCACTGATATCAACAACGCCACCTACTGGCAAATTTACACGCCGCCCACACAAAGCGATGTGTTCACAGCTCGTACCAAAGACAACCAAATCAACGATGCCATACTCACACAAGCCGATGTTGAAGTTCCACTTAGTGGTTATGCTACCGATCAGTACTATGTGGCGCCAACATTAGGAGATGGCAGTCCGGCTAACCCAACTACATTGACTACAGGTGATAGTACTACTGTAGACGGTACTCAAGGTGGTATGGCTGTTACTCCAAGTGGTCCCGGCTATACCAAGGGCTACTTAACCGGAGACACTGTGCCAAACGGTGAGCCAGTAGTAACTGGAGTTGCTTTCCCGTTGAACCCTGTGGATGGAGATTATTGTTTGAGACTAGATTACTTCCCAAATAGACTGTTTAGATACAACTCAACTGTGAAACGTTGGGCCAAGATTGAAGATGGTGTGCGCACAAATCTCAACAACGGACCCGCCAATAATACTTTACGCTCCGGCTTTGTGAACAATACATATACTACACGCACCACTGACCTGGGCAACATTCCAAGTCGCCAGAGTCTCAGTGAAGCTCTCAAGCCACGTGCGGACAACGGTGATCAAGGCGGCAATTTACCGTCAAACTCATACCCTAACACACAACCTGGACAGAAGTCGAGTTAACAATGCAACAATTTTTTTACGATGAGCAGCTACGCCGATTCTTACTACAATTTACCAGAATTGTCAGCAACTTTCAAATTGAATACGGCAACGAAACTGACGGAGTCAACCAAGCCGCACTGATACGTGTACCTGTTCGCTATGGCGATGCCAGCCGCAATGCACAAGTGATCATGCAAGAGAACAGCCGCAACTCAATGCCAGCAAGTCCACTAATGACTTTCTACATTTCAAGTTTAGACTATGATCGTCCGCGTATGCAAGAGCCGTACTTTGTGAGCAAGGTAAACGTTCGTCAACGCACCTATGACAGTGCGACTGACTCATTTGAACCCACACAAGGCAACGCCTTTACTATTGAACGACTAATGCCTGTGCCTTACAAAATGGGTATCACACTAGATATTTGGACATCAAACACCAATCAAAAGATGCAGTTGTTGGAGCAGATGTTGACGTTGTTCAATCCCAGTTTGGAAGTACAGAGCACCGATAACTTTATTGATTGGACCAGCTTGACTGTGGTAGAACTTGAATCAGTTACTTGGACTTCTCGTACAGTTCCTATTGGTACTGACAACCCTATTGACATGGCCACAATCAAATTTAGCATACCAATTTGGCTCAGTTCACCAATCAAGGTCAAGAAGCTGGGCGTGGTAGAACGTGTGATTGCATCCATGTATGACGCACAAGGTGATCTAAACAATGCTGTTACCAACAACGACTTGCTCCTGGGTACCAGACAAATCATTACTCCTTATAACTGGGCTGTGGTTCTTATTGGTAATAAGTTGCAATGTCTACAGCAACGTAGTATTGTTGAAGAGCCTGGAAATGACACACTGACTCCTACAGAAATTGTGCCTGATAGCAACTTGCTATGGACTACTGTGATTGGCACCTATGGAGTTCTTAGACCTGGTATTAGTCAAGTTAGATTGGTCCAAGCTGATGAATCAGAGGTCATTGGTACTATTGTGTTAGACCCCAACGATGATCGTTTTGTGCTATTTGATGTAGACTCAGATACTGCACCACAAAACACACTTGATCCTATTGATGCTGTGATTAATCCCTTGGCAAGTGGGCCACAAGATGGGTTAGACTCATCCATAGAGGGTCAACGGTATCTGTTAACTGAGGCAGTTGGCAGTGAAGACAATCTTGCACCAGCAGTGGCCTGGCAAGGTGCCAATGGTCGACCACTTATCGCCAATGCCAACGACATCATTGAATACACTGGCAACTATTGGCGGGTAGTTTTTAGAGCTGAAGGACAGGCCGCTGGCCAGTATGTTACAAACATAACTACTGGTATACAATACGAATGGAACGGTGACGCATGGGTGAAAAGTTATCAGGGCGTGTACCCAGGGGGAACATGGAGTCTAGTGCTTTAAAAGCTGTGGGTGTTTGGTTTCGTAGTTTAGATACTGGAAGATACCTGTATCTATTACGCAACGATGTCAAGCATCCTGGCGCATGGGGTCTGCCTGGTGGCAAAATTGAAACAGGCGAAACATTACTGGGCGGCATGGAACGCGAATGTATTGAAGAGCTGGGCTTCTTTCCCACGTACTTGCGTCTTATCCCATTAGAAAAATTCACAAGTGCCGACTCTGCATTTGAATATCACACATGGGTGTGTGTGGTTGCCAGCGAATTTACTCCACGACTCAACTACGAACATCTAGGCTACGCCTGGATAGACAAAGGCACATGGCCTAAGCCCATGCACCCTGGTTTGTGGAACACTGTGAATCTCGAAGCTGTACAAAGCAAAATCCTGCTGGTTGAGCAGGATCTTGCAAGTCTTTAAGCCTGACTTTCTTGGAACTGTAACTGAATCTCTCCTGTTGGAGTTGTGGTTGTTGACAGCGCAGTGATCTGAACTGCCAGCACCTCTGGACCGTTTGGATAAGTTCCTGTTCCGGGAACAGAGCTTGTGCCAATCTGTTTAACTGATCCTAGATCCAACACACCCGAATTGGTTGTAGAAATTGGAATAGCAAACAAACGTTCACCGCCAGTCATTTCACTGGTGATAGCTGTGACAGTCATTGTCAAATCGTTAGCAGTGGTTGCGCCACCTATGGTGTTACCAAGAATCTTGATAGTATCGCCCACTGCATACCCGTCACCAGCTGTTTGCACAGTGATCTGCGTGGTGGTGGTAGAGTATGCTGTACCTGCTGCTGTGAGTTGAACAGTGATTTTGGCGTTTGCGCCCGAACTTGAAACGTTTGTAGGTGTTAGGTTGGCAAAAGTTCTCTGACTACTAAATGTTACCTTCACACCCGAACGTGTCATACCACCTGTGGTGTTGAACGGAGCACCTGTTAGGCCACCTGTGGCTTCTGATGTGTAACGTGGTGAAGTTGAGAACTGTGAAAAACTAGGCTGGAATCCGCCGCCCAAGTTGTTGAGTCCTTGCCAGCTGGTGTTGGCAGAATCAATGTTGTTGGGATTTAGAATACCTTCAATCAAGTAGCGTCCTGCTGTTACCTGAACATTCAAATTACTCAATGTCAACTGAGCGCGGTTAATAAGTTCACGCACACCCAAATCACCAATAATACCGTTAGATACCGATGGAGCCAAGCGCATGACAAATGCCACTGCTTTGTCACCAACTGTGGCTGGGAAACCATAGTTGGTACGGTTGTATGTAAACTGATAGCCTTCGTCGTTGTCAAATCCGCCGTCCATAATTACTGCACTACCCCAGTGGTTAACTAGTGGTATGCAAGTGTTGGAGATCAAAATAACACCTGTGTTGTCAGCATGGCTAGTTGGAGAGCTAGATGTATAGCTTCGGCTTTGTCCTTCTGCCCATTGCACAAATGTTGCACCGCGTGTGCAACCTGTTAGATCGTTGCCTGCTTTGCCCGAGTATTTGATAATTTCGCTTTCAATCATCACAAACACAGGATATGTCACACTGGCTGGTGGATAATCAGTTGCATCACGCAGCGTGATTGTGGTTTGACTATCATTAATTGCGCCGTCAAGACCAGTCACTGGAGTTTCGTTAATGGCTTCATAACGTGCTGGCAAGTTACCAGAACGCATGTAAGCTTCATTGTTCAAGTTGTTGTTGGGTCTACGATGAGCCAT